TATTTTTAACTGCATTTCTAATATCGCTTACAAGCCTACCAGAAACACCAACATTTATTCCTGTTGGATATAAGTTATCTATTGCTTTCTTTAAAGCATCCATACCAAAAGCATTATGGGAGTTAGATGTTTTTTTATACTCTTTTAATAAAGTTTGAATTTCTTTTAATTTTGTTTTTCCAGTTTTGTCTAAATTACTAATACCAAAATCTGAATAATCATTTAAAACATTGTTAATCGCAGTTTCAACTTCATCAAAAGGAATGAATGTTTTTTCTAGATTTAAAGCATCTTTTCCTTTTAGATATTCTTCTTGTATTGATTTTTTCTTATCTAATAAACTAGACTTAGTTTCATCCACAACATTTGTGATATCTTCTTTTCCTCTTAAATTATCTAGGAAACTTTTTTGTACTCTCTTATTAGTTCCTTGTCCTATTTCATAAGCAGTGCTTATAGCGTCTTTACCAGCACCAGTTGTTAAACCTAATGTATTAGAAGTGATGGCTTGACCTAATTTACCAGCACCTTTGATGGCATTACTAGAAGCTACTAAAGGATCTATGTTCTCTGCTACTCTTAAAGCTTTGGCAAGGGTAGATGTTTTTCCTGCTACTTTACCTGCTAATGCAGATCCACCTGTAAATAAAATAGAAACATCACCTAATAAACCAACAGGATCAGTAGCAAAAGTTTTTTTAATGTTTTCAATTCCACCATATCTTTCTTTAAAGAATTGACCAACTTGTCTTGCTAAATCTTCATTTCCCTGCTCACCTGGTACTAATAGATTAACAACACTAGATCCTAATGCTCCTATGTCTTTAGCAGTTTGAATAGGATTTAAAAAAGGAGTTATTATGTCTTTAACATATTGTTTAGCACTATCATCTAAGTTAGAGATCGCTTGAGAAAAAGCATTTTGATTAGGATCATATTCTTTTAAATAATCTTTACTTGCAAAATTTTTAATTTTCCCTGATAAACTTTTATCTTTTTTTAATGCCTTATTGGTGTTGTTGGAGTTTAATTTTTTAAAATCACTTAATGAAGCCATTATTCTAACCCTAAATTATATGTATCGTTAATTAGTTCAATATTGTTTGCAATAAAGTCTTTTTCTTCTTGGCTAATATCAGATTTTGCTATTTCTAATAATTTATCGCCAGTCAACCCTGCATAGTCGCTAATATCAAAAATATTGTTTTGAATCTCTCTTTTATTATTTTGGTATTCTTCAGGGCTTAGTAATTTAGAACCTTCCCATGTTTTTAAAGTTCCTTTTTCTTTAAGGTGATTATACATTGAAACTTTTGTTTCAAGTCCATTAACAGTTTCTGTTCTTAACCTCTCAAGTCTTTTGATATTAATTTCTTCATCTAAATATTTGTTGAAACTAGCTTGTACTAAGTTTTCTCCTTCTCTTTGAGTAAACTGAGCTCCAAGTGTTGCTCTTAATGATTGATAGATAATAGATTTAATATCATCTTCTATACCAACAGAATCTGGGTTAAATAGAACCCTTAATGCAAAAGGCATACCACCAGTAACTGGACCAGTTACATCTTGGTTTTTCATAATATCAATTACATCATCTATTTTACTAATATTGGTTAATTGTTGAGGATATTCTGTTAAATAAAATTCAGATAATTTTTCTGCAGATGCCTTATCAAATGCTATATCTGCAGCTGACAATACAACACCATCAGTCATGCCTTGTTTAACAGATTCGACTGCTTTAGCTAATTCACTAGCAAACTCTGGATCTTGTTTTTTTAATTTATCCCATTGTTTTTGTTGGTCTGGGTTTAGGTTTTGATAAAACTTGTAATTTTTAATATCAGCAGTGTCTTTACTTGATGCTGTTAATCCTTTTTCTGTTAATTCTAATTCTTTTAACTTTAAATTATTTAAAAAATCTTGTTGTTTTTTATCAGCTTCTAATTTATCAGCGTCTCCCATGTATTGCATACCTTGAGCCAAAGCTTGACCAAAGGTCATTGGGGTTGCTGAATATCCACTAGCTTCTAATAACCCTCTCCCTAAAGCTTGACCACTTCCACTTGTTGCAAAATTTAATAAGTTTTTACCTAATTGATTAATAGGTACTTGAGGAGATGATGGTTGTTGAGAAGCATCATAAGTCATACCAGTACTTGGATAGGCTGGCTTTGCATATACATCTTTACTAGAGTTTTTTGCTCCTATTTGACCTTGCGCTAGTGGGTTAGTTTCTGAATAAGATATATTTCCACCATTAGGTAAAGCAGAGTAAGGTTGTTTTGGTGTTGTATAGACAGAATATGGGGTTGTTCTATTACCAGCACTCATTCTTGGATCATTATTATTTAAATAAGCGTAAGAACCTATTTTTCCAACATCAGGAAAAGTATAACTATTTCTCTTAGGAGTTAGTTCATTTGTTCTTTGTTGTGAATCTTGAAAGAATGTGAAATTTTTTGGAAGGTTGACAGGGTTTAGATTTTCATCGTAATACACATTGTCATTCATTAATCCGATAGCCATTAAAAGAATCCCCCTAATAATCCACCACCAATAGCTCCATATAATGGATTTAATCCATCAATTTTACCTGCAAGATTTGCACCTGATATAGCTCCACCCAATAAACCTGCTCCTGTATTTCTAAACACAGGTTGTGTCGATACTGTAGTTGATGGAACCGATGCTCCTATTGATCCTAGATATTGATTCAATTTTACATAAGGTTGTTGTTGTGAGTAGTCATAACGAGCAATAGCATCCTGAAGTTTAGCCATCTCTAATGACTCTTTTTCTTGACCTACTTGTTGTAGTCTAGCGATGTCATTAAAATCCATTTCTCCGAGTTGAGGCGCTACTTGAGTAGCTTGGAACATACGATCTCTCTCTTGATTGTATTGGTCTCCATAAACTGTATTAGCTAGTTCTCCTAAACTTCTTGATAAGACTTCTTGGTTAGCACCACTCCCTAATCTTCCTGCTTTGCTAAATTGTGATTGAACTTGAGATGTAACATCTCCTGCCATTTGATTATATAAAGCTTTTGTGTAAGGATTAGAGGATGGATTTAAATAATCTCCACTTAAAACTTTGTTAATCTCTTGTTGAGAAGAACCTAGTAATGGGTTTCCTTGTAATGCTCTTGTAGTTGCTAATTGTAAAGCAGTCGATGTCTCTGGAGCAAAATCAACATAAGTGTTATTGGGAAAGAAAGATGGCGCGTTTTGATTTTCATATAAATCTCTCGCAGAGTCTATGGCTTGTTGGTAATATGGCTTAATAAACTCCGACGGTTCACTTGATGTTGTAGTTGTTACATTTTGTGGGTTTGATCCTTTTGACATGATTATATTTCCTTGTTAAGTAAGTATGCTTTAACTTTAAATCCTTTCAATTTTCTTACCCATCCCTTGCGACCTGCTACTTCGAGATGAGTACAATTTTCCTTTTTTGCAAACTTTTCAATTATTTCTTGTATTCTTTCTAACCAATTCTCTAGGTTAGAACCCCCTGCTAAAAAATACCTTAATACTTTAGATTGAGGGTATTGCGCTATTTCTGTAACAACAGCGCTTTCAACTTTATTATTGTTCCAACTAATAAAGAGTTGCATACGATCATTAAACAAGCCTGATTGTATATCGTTAATTGTATATGTTTCGTCTAATGCCTTCTCTAGTAGTGGTGCGACTTGACTCCAAATAAATTCAACATCTTCACTTGGAACTCTCGTGACTACATTATCCAATGATACAATAGGAGAGGTTTTGATCTGTGTTTGATGAACTTGCATGGGTTAAAGTTGCGCTTCCATCTCCTCTTGCTGACACATACAAAGTATTTAATGCAGTTCTTCCATTATTAGTTGTAGGCATAAACAAAATAACAGAATTACCACTTATTCGTGCATCAGTTAAAGTTGATGTCGTAGAACTAGCAGTTAAAGTAATACTGCCTGTACTATTCAATTTACCATTGATCGTATTGTTCAATGATGTTGAAACTAATCTTAAATGTTGTCCTGTATCTGGTATTGATAAAGGAACTGTTGGAAATTGATTATCTGCCACCTTCTGGTCTCGCTTCTATATCAACACCACTTAGAGTATTGAAGTTACCACTCACATTAACTCTAATTCGATGATATCTTGAGGTAGATCGTAAAGGACAAGTACCAGTATCATTTGTTGAAACAGTATCTCCTGCGGTAGAGGTTTCTAATTGTGAAGCTCTAGAATAAGGAGTAACTGTCACAGTTGTACTTGAAGTACCATCTACAATAGGGCGACAATTAATTAAGGTTGATCTTTTTCCTTCTGCGCCTTCAAATTCAGTTGTATCTATTGTTGCTGATAAACTATTCGAAATAAATTTACCAAACTTATGTTCGCTATTGAAACCAGCAAGACCAACAATACCTTCGCCATAGTAGTATGAGTCTAAGGATTTAGGTAAATTATCTAAATCACCTAATACATCAAGGCTCTCTAATGTAGTGAAGGCTTCTTGAGATGCACTAGCTATAAATTCTAAATCTTGTCCACTACCAGTTGACCATTTATCGACTGCGTAGTTATAAATTAATAATTTATTATTAGTAGTTCCTGTTGCTCCACTACCACGATATGACCAAACAACAATCGAGTTGTTAGGATCAATAGCGCTTGTAATACCATCTAGATTAGAAGATAAGTCATTAAAGAAATAATTATCTACTCTTGCATTTCCAATAGGGCTTAAATCTTGACCACCTGTTAGCCTGTAAAACCCATCTTGGGCAAGGAAGAAAATCATATTACCAAAAGAGGCAACTGATTTAGGAGCAAAAGCGCCAATATTATCAGCTATCTTATCGAATTGAAAAATCAATGGTACGCCGATATAAGACATACGATAGATAGCCTTTTCCATAAAGACAATCCCTGATGACTCACCACCTACTATTGCCTGAACATTTCCATGACTACCGACAATGTCTTGGTAACCAGATTGAGTTGTTTGGCTAGGAGTCCATTGACTACTATTGTTAATGCCTGACCATTTAACTCTTTGGTTATAAGTTGTACCACTTTCTTCTGTATACCCAACAACA